TCTCAAGGTCCGTGCCCTTGAGAAGCCCCTGCACAACGCAATCGTCCAGCGCTTTCGACGCCAGAAACAGCGAACGGCTAGACAACCGAACTCTGTCCAACATATATGAGTAGGAATGGTCAATGAACGCCAATAGAGGCAGACAGCCTTCCAGCGGGCTTGTGCTCCATGGATCGTTCGCGGTCGGCAGGAAGTCCAGTGTGGTACACGGCCAACCGTCTGTGCGATCTGCGTGGAACGGGATAGGCCAAGCGATTGCGTTCCTAATCTCCGCTTCGCTGGTGTTCTCTGGATCAGCAAACAAGGCGGGCGGCAGATTCAGCGGATAACCCATGCCCGGCATGATCGCCAAGTAGCAATTATCACCGAGGCTTTCGACTGCCTTGTTGAGCTGAAGCGTGTCTCCAGCCGCGTTGTACCATTGGCCCATCCCCATCTTGGAGTAGACCTCATAGTACACGCAAACATCCTCGCCGGGCTTGTCTGGGCGAAGGTCGCTTCCGTATTGCACTCCGTCTGAACGTCGGTTCTGGGTTTGGTCTCGCAACTCGTCTACCGACACGCCGTATTTTTCAAGTCCAAACTTCCGGTGTGTTCGTGTGACGTTTTCGCAACGCTCTCGCACGACGAATCCCATGTCTCGCCACGAACGACTATCAGGATCGCACAGAAGCCCATCCACGCTATCGTAGAACGTCGCGGGGATAAGACCGTTGGCCCCGCCAATCATCTCTGTCCAGGCAACCGCACGTCCCTTCACCAACGCTTCCGGCAATGCACGACGCTGCTCTCCATACAGGTTGTATTCGTCAGGCAGCCACTGTAAGAACCATTGAAGCAAGTGGCTTCGCAGCGCGTCCGTGGGCTCCATGGCCTTCTGGAGCATGTCGGCGTGTTGCACCAACTCGGCAACTTCCTGGTTCTGTGCTTCCGCCAGCTTCAAGAGCTCCGTTGGCAGCCCCGGTCGGCGCGGCTTGACTAACCGACTAGGAATCTTGGCGTGGATGTACGGAAGCAGTGTCGAAACATAGTCGCGGCTCAGATTGCGCCGTGTGTGAAACACTGAGCCTTTAGCGTAGGCAAACTGTTCGTTTGGGTTGTCTCTCGCATCGACATAGAGGCTATCGTAATCTTTCCCGAGAAACCCCCAAGCACGGTCGGCGGTCTTGCCAAATTGCTGGAACTTCGCCAACCGCGCACGCTCAATGAGCTTTGTCCAAACATCGACAACTTGAGCCATTACGTTATCAGACACACTACACCTCTACGGGCATCGGTTTTCTGGACGGCGTTTTACGGCCAGTCTTTTCGGGCTGTCTGTCTGCGCGAATGAGACGCTGCACGGCGTCCTGGAGTTCCGTAAGCTCTTTGGCTTGCTGCTCCAAAACAGAAAACATCGTTTTCATGTCGTCTTCAATGCGCTGGTATTGCGTGTCGTTGTCGTTCGGCTCAAACAGAGCGCGACTGCGAGGGTCGGTAGACAGCCATTCTGGATGCTCTGCCACTCTCGGGTCGTAGCGGAAACGGCAGTCTCGAATGATCCACGGGCCGGTGTCCGTGAATACGAGAATCTCCGCGCTCTGTTTCTTCACCTTTGAGATAAGGCCCATGAAGGGATGCTCCCATCGGTTGTCGCTCGACGTTTTGACTCGCTGACCGGGGTACAGTTTAGGGAACACAAAATCAGTATCGGTCTTAGTGACCATAACAAAACTCCATGGCGGTTAGCCAACTATGGGAGAGGGGTAGTAATGCTGGAGCGATTTCTTCGACTCCAGACGGCGGAAATCAGCAACAACGGCTGAGGGAGTAGTGCTTTCAAGTGCCGTTGGTTCGCGGTATCTCAGGTCGGCGGCGACACCATATTCAAGCGTGTCTATTAGGTCACACACTTGCCCGTCTGGCTTGTCGCGTTTCTCGGGGTCACGCATCGTACCGACGGCATTTTTGATTTGTTTATCGAGTGCTGGGGAACAGCCACGAAACACCTGGAGTTGTGCGGTGCCTTCATGTGCGTGTCCAGCAGGACGAAGCCGCATAGACTCTCGCACCGCCATGGTTCGCGTCTTCACGTCCGGGGTGCCCTCCATGAAGCCGCTCATTGGACCGAACATACGTGGTCTCAGGTCAGCCTCTTCCATGGCGTCAGCGAATCGCTGGGCCGTGTTCCTGTTCGCGTTGAACGATCGCTGGCTACCAGCCTTTGAGTCCATGACAATCGCCTCGAAGGCCGTGCCGCGCTCATGCTCTTTGAGCGTAAAGGCCCACTGAACGGCATCTGACTTATGAAGCACGAACGAATCGTAGACCCACAGGTGCTTTTCGTCCGGGTCCACGGCCACCAATAGCGTGGCGCAAGTGCCGGTGCCAGGGTCCACGATCGCGTAGCGTGCCCAATCCGAAGGAATCTCGAATGGCTCACATCCATGGATTCCCGCTGGATCGTAAGACGGATAAACACGAAGCCCAATTATGGCATATTTGCCATAATAACGGACGGCGATCTCTTCGTCGGAGGTCAGCATCGACTTGAACGCCAGCTTCTCTTCGGCGGAAATGTAAGGGTTCTGGTCGATCAGGAATGTGTGCCGCCCCACGTAGGGCGAATTGGCGTCCGCCTTCTCCCGCAGACTAAACAGCACGGGGCCACCTTTTTGTGGTGTTGCCGACCAGATTAGCCTACCGCCAAACCGCAACAGACGCGGAATCATTTCGTTGATCCAAGAGTTGCAGTGCTTGAGTTCTTCGTCGGCCCAAATCAATGACGCCTGAACACCCTGTGGCGGCTCACCACCGCTTGACCGCCACCGTAGCCGCCAGCCAGTTGTAAGCTCAGTAGCTCTTGGAATACCCTTTGCAGAGTCCTCAAACGCCATTGTGCGAATGAATCGTGGCGGAATCAATGGCGGCGAATCAATCCACTTCTCTCGGTACGCTTCGTCGTAGGGGTCAAGCCGCGTTGGATCGCTCTCGTCGAACCGCACGGAACGCAGTACGTTTGTGTGCTCGTCACGAATCAGTTTGAACTCGCCGGGCCTGAATAGCTTCTGGTAGAGTGGATCAGCAAGATGGTCGCCATCGAAACCTACAATAATCGCCAAGCCGCCGTGTGGGTATTTTTCGTAGGGGTCTGCGTTGAGAACGGCGCGGGCAAACTCAAGGGCGAAACTGAAAGTTTTTCCGCTATTGGCGTTAATGAGACCGGCAGCTAGATAATTGGCATGAGGAGGTACGAAAATGTCCCAAATGTCCCCTTGACCTAGCCGGTCAACTTTGGTAATGTAGCAATTGCTAGGTTTATTTCCCCAACGAAACAAGGAGGGATGCGATGACGCGAAGGTTGGATCAGCTTCCCGGAGAGCCGGAATTACGCGAGATGTACGAAGTTCAGCGGATGAGTACCGATGCGATTTCCAAGAAGTGCGGATGCGCTTCGATAACCATTCAGCGGCGTTTGCGACAATACGGCGTACCCAAGAGGCGGCGCGGCCCCCTGTCTGGGGCGGAGCATCCCAACTGGAGGGGTGGAGTGACGATACAGAAGGGGTACATATCTCGTTATGTGCCAAATCATCCGGCTGCGCGTAATGGGCCCGGTTACGTTGCGGAGCATCGCCTGATAATGGAGGAGAAAATTGGGCGTTACTTAACTGATGCCGAAGTGGTCCATCACATTGACGGCGACCGCGCCAACAATCACCCCAAAAACCTCGCATTATTTGCGACCAATTCCGACCACCTGCGGCACGAATTGACCGGGCGATGTCCGCGATGGACGGAAGCTGGCAAGCGGAGGATAGTTGAGTCGGTAAAAAAACATTCCATTCCGGCAAAAACGGTTTTACAAAAACTCTGCTCGGATGGCCTGACAAACAAACAGATTGCCGAAAAACTTGGGTGCCCTCGTGACGTAGTGCGCTACTGGCTAAAAAAGTCCGGGATTTCTTGCCGACGTGTGTTTCCGTCGAAATCAAAGCTGGCGAAGATTCCGATAGACGACCTTCGCGCTCTCTATGTATCATTACCTTTGGCAACTCTTTTGCGACAACTGGAGGTCGCGCCGGGTTCTTTGTATGCGTATCTCCACAAACACGGAATCCCGCTAAGGCACAGCCGGACTTGATGGCGGACTGCATTGAAACCCATCGACCAGACACGTCCAGCACCCGGTGGTGCATTGTTGCATCGAGGGTGTCGCCATTGGATAGGTGAAAACGATACAGTTGTCCATGCCCTTTTATGAACGGTTTAGAAGCAACTTGTATTTGTCTTTTTCCCGTGTCTGGATTTAAGCTCGACACATGAAAGCATGAATGAATGTTATCAATGCGAGTCTTGGTGTGAGTGACTGAGTCCTCAATTACTTGCGACCCCGCAAGACACTGATTTCCGCCATCGCCAATGACTGTCTTTTTCCTGTTGGCATGAAACGGCTCGGCATGGGGCAGCGGAATCGCCAGCGACAATGCCTCCATCTTCAATGCAGCAAGCCGCGTAAGAATCGCCTGGAGCCGCTGCCTATTGACCACGGGCAGCTTCTTCGCTGGCTTCCGTGCCTGGAGCCGAACGGCATCGAGCATTGGTGCAAAATCAGTCAGTGACATGGCCTGCCTTTTGCATCCGTGCCATCAATAGTTCCGCCTCTGCGTTCAATGCTTCTGGGTCAGCTTCAGCAAGGTCTTCGTTTCCACCAAACTTGGCGATATTCGTAATGTAGTTGTTGTGGAATCCAAGCCGTTGATTACTGCCCTTCGTGGCCGCCTTGACATCCTCTGCTACCATCTCCGCATATTCAGCAGTGCCGCCGAGGAAATCATGGATGTGGGAAAGAAGTTCCCGGATGTCAGGGAGTGTCGTGCCGTCTTTGGCTAGTGCCGCAATTAAGTCAGGCGGTTTCATGGGAGTTTGTTTCCGCTTGGCAAACTTTATGGAATCGCAAACACAGAATGTCTAGCCCGCTCCGGTCGCCCGCATCGCCAACTGTCCAGTGCTGCTGCTGCAAGCGACCTTCGATGTGTAAGATCGCGCCCGGCTCGCATTGGGCGACCTCTTGCGCGGTGTTGTCATAGGCCACAACGGAGAACTCCACCATGCCCACTACGATAGGGAACCGCACGATTTTCTTGTGCTCGCCTACGACGATTCCGACGACTGGTTGCTTTTCGAGGAGTCCGACGATTCGGACGTAGCTGTAGGGCACGCAGTTGTGGCCCGCAGGTATGCGCCAGTTGATACCCATTTCGTTCCCTTACAAAGCGGACAGTCCTCGTTCGGTGCGCAACCGCATCGACAAAACGGAGCCCCTTGTAACACTCGCTGGCGAATCACCTCTAGCTCACGGCAGATACCACGAATATCGAGTTGCGCAGAACACGGCTCGTCTTCCAGCTGCCGTAGCTCGGACTGCACAATCCAAGCCCTTGAGCTCCACTCGACTAGCATCTGCCGACCCGCAAACGTGTCTTGTAAATGCAGCGGCACGGGTTGTCGGGAAGCGTCGCATGATGCTTGCTGCATTGTTAAAAGACCGCCCGACACATTACTGTGCCGGGCGGTTCATGGTTTCAACAGACTAGGAACCGACCTGAGCCAGCGACAAGTCGTTCGTGACCTGAATCTCGGCAATACTGGCAGTCGTCGCGGAAACTGCTTCCGTGGAAACGCCGATGATGTACTGGCCTTCCGTCGCCAGCTTGACGGTATCCCCCGAGGCGTAAGCCGCCACGGCAAGCGCCGCCGCATTGACATCCGTTTCCGCGTAAGCGTCAACGAACCCAGCCGCCACAACGTAGAACAGATCGTACTGCGTGATGTCGTCCGTGGCTGCGTAGTCGCCGTCCGGTAGCGCGGAAATCTCGCCGTTGGCGTTCGTTAGAGCGTCAACATTGCGACCGAGCTTGCCAGCAGTAAAGCTGACAGGCTTGCCGCCAATGTTCGTCAGCGCTGCGTCTGCACGCACGACGCGCAGGAACAGCGGACGATCACTGGAGTCCATGGTCTCGTAGACGCGACCAACGATGGCCTCGCCAGTTGTCGCAGAAAGGGTCATGTTGCTGCCATCAGCGTAGGTAGAACCTCGCAGAAACGGCAGGACGTGTTTCTCACTCATACTCGAATCTCCTCTCGTTTCTGGTTAGTTACGTAGCAAGGGTCGAAACGCCCTTTAGGAAGCCAAACCCTGCTGGCGTGTCACAACGAAGCTGACCATGCCACGACAAGCGATAGAGCTTGTCCATGGTCGCAATGGCCGTGTCCTCGTTGACCTTAATGAAGTCGGACCCCATGGTCATAAGTTCCAGGTCTCGGAAGCTGAGGGCGTACCCTGTGTTCGCAGGAACCCCGAACTCTGTGGCGAACTTCATGCCCTCGAACGACAACTTTTCGATGCCTTGGTCGAGGTCTTTGGGGTCGCCGTCAAGTTGGAATTGCTGGTCTTTCTTCAGCGAATCCTTGGCTCGACGCAGAAGGTCGGGACACAGTACGATCACGTCAGGTTTCCGCGACCGCAGGACACCCATGTAGGTTGTCAAGTAGCGGCAAGCGTAAACCCAGCAGTCGTCCCAGCCAGCGCTCTCGTTGTCGGAATCTACAACGAGATCATCGTGGTTGTAGTCCACGATCAACGGCGACCAGTAGCAGTAATCGTAGGTACATGCACTCGGATCGTCACCTGCACGCGGCCAGCCGCCACTCGAAGGAGCGTCCCAGTCGCCCGCAGTTCCCAGCGCGGTAGAAATACCGGCATAGGTGTCGGACGGGTCGCCAACTGGCTCGTTGTCAACCGTGCTACTATAGCCGCCAAACGATTCAAGGCCCTCGATCTTGTCGGTCCCCACACCATCTCGATAGAGATAATGCCCGAAGTCGGCAATAAAGTCCTCGGTACATCGCTGCGCGACATCCTTGGTTTTCTTGAAGAACGCAGTTTCGTTGTCTGCCAGGGCCAGCATTTCGATCTCTCGAATTGCCTCGCCCATAAAGCACGTTTTGTAGTCGAGCTGCGCGGCCGTGTGCCGGTTCACGACTTCAAACGAAACGGTGTTGGGGTTGCCTGGTCCCCACGTCAGATTTCGGCGCTTCATCGTCGGACGCCAGCGAATGTCCTCGCCGCCGTTGCCCTTAGTTTCACGCCCTCTTTTTTTGATCTCGTCAAGGATGAAAGATCGCCGCGTAAGCAAGGGAATCTCTTTCCTTACATACTTCGGCAGTGCCTTCATCAAGAGAGATGCAACATCAGTGATAGCCATATTTGCTCGTCCTCACGAACATTGTTTTTGCGAATGAAAAGGAGAGGATTTCATCCGGGGAGTGTGTCAGGGAAAGTATTAAAAAGCTGGCGCGCATTGGGTCCGTTTCGGGAGTGTCCTTGCGCGCCAGCAGCACCAACCGCCGCCTCCCCGATTACGGCAGTTGAGCAAGTACATTAACCAACGGTCTGCGATCGACCACGACGTGCAATGTCAGCCATTACGACTTCCCACGCCTCGCCGTTATCGGTGCGGTAGTCCAGCTCCTCCTCGAAGTCAGCGAAAATCTTCTTATCGCCAGCAGGGACACCAGGCTGCCGCACAGCCTTCGCACCGGGTTTCTTCGGGGCTGATTTCGTCGGACGTGCTGATCCGAGCGTAGATTTTATTGCGATCGACAAACATTCGCTCAGCGGCAGAGACGGATAGCGCTCTTGGAGCCGATTCCATTCTCTGTCAACTTTTTGCCCATCCGGTGTCAGCGGTTGGCCGATCTTGCCGGACACGAACAGGGCGTCCTTATACTGGCCCGTCATCTTCTCGACATCTTGCTGCTCACGGAGTTGATCCGTGTTGGCCTGCAAGGTCTGCATGTGCTCCTGCACCTGAGTCGGCAGCTTGTTGATGTCGGGCCATTGTCGAGCGATCTGAGACAGCCTAGACGCAAGCGCCGCTTGGTAGCCTTGGTATCGCTCTACGATGTCGGACGGTGCGCCTTGGACCGGGACGGGCCGCCCTTGTTCGTCCTGGGTGATCTGAAACCGCCATGTGTCCGCATCTTCAGGGAAGTCCTCAATCGCTGGCGGGCCTTTTTGGGTGGCAGAGGGCTTTGGAGATTCCCCTTTGCCTTCCAGGAAATCGACCAGCCGTTGCTCTTTGCCGCCGATCATCCCGCGAAGCATCTTGCCATAGCTGGCATCTTCGTCGCGGCGACCCAGGCTACGCCACCGCTCCTCAAGGCCACGTATAGCCTCGTCGGTGCTCTCGTATTTACCACGAAGGTCTTCGCCCAGCCGCTCCTGGAAGAAGTCAACCACCGAGTCTTCGAGGGTTGGTTCGGCAGGAGGGTCTTCGGGCGGGTCGCCGTCCGGCTCAACAGGCGGATCGTCAGACGGCTCGACTGGATCAACGGGATCGTCGGGCGGATCGCCTAGCGTCGTGGTACTCGGGTCGTCAAGATCAACAGCATCGGGCACGGCGTCATCAAGCGGCACGGTGGACTCCGGGGCAGAAGTTAGCGGGGAGATAATCGCCAGGGGGATTCGGGTGCCCCCCGTTCTCTACCCCCATTATACCGGGTTGGTATTTCTAGCAATCCCCAGAATGAGGCGTCGATCTGAAAAAATCGGCAACTTTTATTGCGGGCGCGCCTGCGCGAATCAGGTCATGTGCGGGCACCCCCGCTTCGACGAAAACGCTTAGTGGCAGGCAGTTTAGGAGTGTTGCGACAGGAACGCCCCCCTCCAGAAGCCACATCGCAACGTCAGATTCCTTGATATGAGACGGTAATTCCGGATTGGGAAAGTTTAGATTGGCACTTGGGCCATAAAGCCACCCTGCGGCTACATCCCTGACGTTTGCGGCTTCTTTGGCGGAAAGCCACGTCTTGAGCCAGATATGTTTACCCTGGAACTTGACTCGTGGGAGATAAATGCCATCTCGGGGATGATACGAAACACCTATATATTCGGGGCTGTTCATACCCCATTATACTGGGTTGCAGGTTCTAGCAACCCCCTAAACGCAGCCTTTTCTGGTGGCGATTAAAATAATCGGGCAAATATTTTAACCAAACGGACAGCGTTAAAATCGCAGTCCAAGCCTCACGTTGACGAACAGTGCCGAAATGTTCCCACATATATAAGAGGAAGCAATGGAAGGGCAACCACGGGATGGCATACCATATGTTGGACATACTATGTTGGACAAGAATACCCCGTTAGGGGGAGTGTTCGGCCGAAATCAGCTCAACGCCAGCGTCGACGGCCACACTGTTTTTGCTAACAAAAACCACGTAACTCGATACAACCAAAGGACTTACGTGCGTCGACCTCCCATGGCGACTTGATGTTCACGAAACAGATTTCATAAACAAAAGAAGAAAATGTCATATTTTCTGGATTTTCTCTAAAGTCGGGTTGACTTGCCAAAACGAATCTGCTAATATCTGAAATCATGTGCTTGCCAATTTCCACCACCATCGTCTTTTTCTGTTTCAAAAACGCAAAGGAACATGGGCATGTCTGACAAAGATCGGAACACCGGATATCGGAACACCGGCGACTGGAACGCAGGCGCTTGGAACGCCGGCGATCGGAACACCGGCGATTTTAACGCCGGCTGTTGTAACACCGGCGATCGGAACACCGGATATCGGAACACCGGCGACTGGAACGCAGGCGATTGGAGCACCGGCGATTGGAATACCGGCGATTGTAACACCGGCGATTTTAACACCGGCAATCGGAACACCGGCTATTTCTGTACGGATACGCCGTCCCCGGTGTTTTTTGATTTGCCGTGGGCTGGAACATGGGAAGATGCGTATGCTCTGGTTCCACGCATAGAGCTTCCGTGCGGTGCAGAATGGGTATCGAGCAACGCGATGACACCGGAAGAAAAAACCGAGAATCCCAACCACGCGCATATCGGCGGATTCTTGCAAAAACGCGAAACTCCTTTGCGAGAAGTGTTTCCGTCAGCGTGGGAAAAAATGGATAATGACACGCGGCAGCGGTTTTTGTCACTGCCCAACTTCGATGCAGAAAAGTTTTTGGCCATCACCGGCGTAGACGTTCGCAAACCATCGTAGTCGATGGTCGGAGATGTCGCCTGGAGAAAACACAATAAGCGAATCGCCACTGCCGTTTATACCGGCGTGTGCCGGGACGGCGTGGGTCTTTTT